CCGGTCGATGAAATTCCCGAAGATATTCGGCGCTGCATGGCATGTTTCATCATTATGCGCGATGGAATTACCGTCACCCCTGCCGAGGCCGTGCCCGCCGGCATGGAACATGTCGCCGCCTATGAGTATGCAGCGGCAAAAAATACCGCTTTTGAGGTCGCCGAAATCCTAGGAATACCCGCCCGCCTAGTAGAATTTTATAACCCGGCCACCGAACAGGTAGGGGCATAAAAATGGCGTATAGCATCCCGAAATTTGACCCGGCGCGGGACATGCGCGCCCCGCAATTCGCCAAAATCCTGCAACCCCTAGAATCATTCACCCCAGTATGCAGCGAGTGGGAGGAGCTTAAGCCCCCTGGCAATAAATGGTGGACCTCCCAGCGTGCCCACATGTATCGGTGGTTTATGGAAGCTGAAGGGCCCGGCGCGTATAGCCGGCGCCGCGCTCAAACAGCGGGGCAAACTTATTCCCGCCTTATGTGTGCCCCGGCCGTAATTTGGATTGCTGAAGCGCTAGGGGAGGATGAAAAATTAGTCCGCGCCGCCGCTAATAGTGCGTTCTACCGTAAAGGGGCCGCCGCTCAGTGTTCCGAGCTTAGGCGCTATATTCCGTGGTCTCGCATATTTGAATTAGCGGCAGACAATTAGAACACACCCCGTCGATAGGCGGGGTGTTAGTCGTTTTGCACCACTAATCAAGGACTGAACCGCATGAAAGATTTTGAACCGCGCTTAACTAAATCGATTGAGGGCCAGCCGCCGTCAAGCGAAATTAGGCGCCGCCTAAAGGATGAGGGCCGCCCAGTGTGTGTTGCTTTTTCGGGCGGAAAAGACTGTATCGCAGCCACATTAGCCCTTATAGAAGAAGGGATTGATGTTAGGCCCGCTCACCTATACCTAATCCCCGGCAAGGAACCAATGACCGCGTTAGGTTTTGTTGAGGACTCTCTAAATCGTCTTGAAGACCAATTAGGCGTCGAAATTCGCCGCTATCCGCACCCGTCCCTGTACAGGTGGATAAATAACTGCATGTTCCAGCCGCCGGCGAGAGTATCCACAATTCAAGCCGCACAATTTCCCGATGTGACGTATGAGGAAATGTGGACCGCGATTAGAGAAGACCTAGGGCTGGACGAAAATACATGGATTGCTGACGGCGTTAGAGCAGCAGATTCCATTGTTCGGCGTGCCTCAATTAAAAAACATGGTGCCATGAAACCCGGCAGCCGGAAAGTTTCACCTATCTACGACTGGCTGCAAGGCAGCGTGTACGACTACATCAAACTGCACGACATTGACCTGCCAATCGACTACGACCTCTTTGATAGGTCTTTCGACGGTCTGGACTACAGGTTCATCAAACCGATTAAAGACAAACTGCCAGACGATTACGAGCAGATTAAACAATGGTTCCCGCTAATAGATTTGGAGATTCTGCGAAATGAGCTTTGAGTTCAAGGGCGCCGGGTTTAGGCAAAAAGGGCAAGGATTCGGAAAGCAAACCGGAGGTTTTAACCCCGGAGGCGACGATAATCCGCTGGACAACACGAAGTACACCGGCTACCTAGACGAGGACTTAGGCGAAGAACTTTCCGAGCTTCAAAAAGGGTTCAAGGAACGTTCCCAAAAGGAACGAGACCGGTTCAAAAAAGCCACTGATTCCGAATTTTGGTTTGCAGTCTACTTCCAGTCACGCGAAGAAAAAGACAACTTTCTAAAGGCCATGAAACTGGTCAAAACCATGTACGGCGATAGGTACATAGACGGCAATAAGTGGGCTAAAGCAGCCGGCATTGAGCTGTGACGCCATCCCGGCCAGATAAAGCCAGCTGGTAGGGGGATATAGGCCTTCAATTGCTTAAAAGGAGGTGTAATCATGGCAGAACGTCGAAGCGCACAGCGTTCCACCTCGGGCGCTGTATCTTCCACGAATCGAACCACTGGACTGCGTTCTACTACCCGCCCCGGCGCGGCAAGCCTTTCTCGTATGTCCCGTTCTTACGGTTCTCGCGGTAGCCGAGTAGCGCGTCAGTTCACCGTACGCGGTGGCTCCGCAGCACGTATGAGTGGGTCCTAAATCATTCTTTTGTACCCCCGCTGTAAACGGCGGGGGGCTACTTCCTGAAACAGGAAAAGGAGGAAAATCATGGCAGGTAGAGGACCGGCACCTAAACCGTCGAGCCGCAGGGCACGAGGAAATAAGGACGAGCAGCCAACTACTATTCTCCGCTTTGAAGAAGCGGAACAGCCACAATTACCCGAAGGATTCCCATGGCCGGATGCAACGCTTGAATGGTGGAAGCTGTGGGCAGATTCCCCCCAAGCGGAGCACTTTGGCTCTACAGACTGGTCATTCCTATTGGATACCGCCCTACTCCACGCCAACCTGTGGGGCAACGGAGATACCAGTGTGTTGCCTGAGCTGCGTATTCGAGTGGCGAAGTTTGGTGCTACACCCGAAGACCGCGCACGACTACGTATGCAATTCGCTGAGGCAGACGAGGCCGATGGCCGGCGACCTAATCGGGTTAAATCCGCCCGAGAGAGGCGCGGCGATTTGAAGGTTGTGGACTTTAAGAAAGAAACGTCCTAATGCCATGGAAACCGCAAAGTGACGATGATTTCCCCACGCTTGGGTGGGAGGCCATCGACTGGATGACCGCCTACCTTGGCCGGCCTGATACCCCGGATTATGAGCCTTTTGTTCCCACGCCGGAGCAGGAGGATTTTATTTTGCGCTACTACCAACTGGACCCCGAAACGGGCAGGCGGAAAATTATCCGTGGTGTCATTTCACGAGGTCGTGGTTGGGGAAAAGTCCATTCGCGGGCGCTTTCTGCGCTTTAGAGGCCCTAGGCCCGGTGCTGTTTGACGGGTGGGACGCCGATGGGCAACCCGTAGGCAGGCCGTGGTCTGATGTGCGTACCCCACTTGTACAAATTGCGGCTGTTTCCGAAGAACAGACGAAAAACACGTGGGATGCGCTAAAAGAAATGATGGACACTGACCAGCTTTATGACGATTATCCCGGATTAGAGCTCATGGGTGGTTTTATCAACCTCCCACGTGGTCAGATTAAGCCCATTTCTGCTTCTGCATCGTCTGTAAAGGGCGCCCGCGCTGTATTCAGTGTTATGGACCAGACAGAGGTGTGGACGGCCGGCAATGGCGGTAAACGCCTCGCTTCAACCATGCGGTCAAACGCCGCTAAGCTCGGTGGCTCCACTCTGGAGACTCCAAACGCTTTTATCCCCGGCGAAAACAGTGTCGCGGAATCTTCCGCAGCGTATTGGTCAAGCATCGTCAATGGTGAAGCCAAAGACGACAGTTTGCTGTTTGACCACCGCGAAGCGCCCGCAGACACTGACATGAGCGACTATAAATCCCTCATCGAGGGGCTACGAATCGCCTACGGTGACGCATCTGCCGACCCGCGTGGCTGCGTAATCCATGACCCGCCCTGCCCGCCAGGCTGGGTGGACCTAGAACGCATTAAGTCCACGGTGTGGGACCCATCAACCGACCCGCAGGTGGCCCGCTCGGACTTCCTTAACCAGGTAACCCATGCTTCGGACTCGTACCTATCGCAGGTCGATGTTAGGGCCGTGGTGGACGATTCCAAGCAGTTACAGCCCGGCGACACGATTGTGCTGGGATTCGATGGTTCGGGTGGCCGTGTTCGCGGCAACCCCGACGCCACGGCACTGGTGGCGGCTAGACCGTCGGATAAGCATATTTGCGAAATTAAGATTTGGGAGAAAAAGCCGGATGACCCGCAGGATTGGCAACCCAACCTGCTAGACGTTCAGGCCACCCTTGACGATTGTTTCCGTAAATATCGTGTTGTGGGCTTTTATGCTGACCCCTCGGGCTGGCAGTCGCAGGTAGCAGAGTGGGAGGCACGATACCGGAAATATCTACGTGTACGCGCTTCTCGTAATTCGCCAATTGCTGCGTGGCCTCGGGCTAAAACGTCGTCAGTGTCGGAATGGGTGGAGAACTTTAGGCAGGCGATTGTTCTGGAAGAAGTAAGTGTCGGCCCGGCGCCGCACCTTATTCGCCACCTGCTCAATGCACGCCGGCGAGCTACACGTTCGGGTTACCTGCTGTATAAGGCGTACCCGGATTCGCCGGACAAGATTGATGGCACCTATGCCGCCATGTTGGCGTTTAGGGCAATGACCGAGGCTGTATCCATGGGATACACGAAAAACCGAAACCGTACCGACAAGAGAAAGATTGGGGTGCTGTAAATGGCTGTGTTATCGACTACGCACCAGGATTATCTTTCTAATCTGAATAATGTGCGTTTATCGCGCCTATCTGCCAACAAAACGGCGGAACAGTTCTACACGGGCGAATATATCGCCGGGACTCTCAACATCGCAGTCCCGCCCGAATTGTCCGCCAAGCTGCAAGTCACCTCCGATTGGCCGGCTACGGTTGTCGATTCCTACGCGGAACGAATGCGTTTCCTTGGCTGGGCTGACCGTCGAAACCAGGGCGTAGGTGAGGCTGCTGAACTGTCTTCTATGTCTTTGGCGGTTAAGGAATCGGTGCTTGATTCCCTCATTTTTGGTATCGGGTTTATCGCCCTTGAACCAAACGAGGCCGGAGTGTGGGTAGCTCAATCCGTACCGCCTACCGAGGGCACGCTCATTTGGGACAACCTGAATGCCCGCCCGGTTGCCGGTATGAGGGTTAGGCGACTGATGGACGGTTCCGAGCAGACGGTGATGTATCTGCCGGAGGGCGTGGCGTATATTTCGGGTGCCTCACACCAGGTAGACGATTTTGTGCCGCATACGCTTGGGGTGCCGTCGATTGTGCGTGTTCGCAATAGGCAGCGTTCACGCCGCTGGTATGGCCGTTCGATGATTTCCCGCCCTGTGCGTTATTACACCGTGGCGGCATGTCGCACTTTGGAAGGTATGGAGCTTAACCGAGAGTTCTACACCTATCCGCAGCGGTGGTTGAAGAACGGCACGATGGACATGTTCGTCGATTCGGATAACCCCTCCCATTCGGAAAAGGTTATGGCCGGGTTTAAGGCCACGACCGGCTCAATGCTGACACTGCCACCACCGGAGGAACCAGGCGACCCGGAGATGGAACTGCATCAGTTCTCGTCTTCGCCACCCACCCCGTTTATTGAGCAGATACGTGCGTATTCGCAGCTCATGTCTTCGGCTACGGGTATTCCGGTGGCGTATCTTGGTTTCTCGACTGAGAACCCGCCAAGCGCAGACGCTATCCGTGCGTGGCTGGACAGGCTTACGCTTGGGTGTCGAAACCAGCAGGATTTAATTAATCCTGATTTGCGGCGCGCCGGCTGGATGGCCACGTGGCTAAACGGCAACCAGATTCCGTGGGCCGAGTTTTCCACCAGCGTTAAGGAACGATGGGAAGACCCGTCCTCGCCAACACTATCGTCGGATGCGGATGCGATTATGAAGTTGTCGCAGTACATTGACCCAACCTCCGAT